CTCCGGCGTGGCCGTCGCGGGGGCGGCGGCGGCGGCCTGCTGGCCCGACTTATCAATCTCGCTGTAGGCGGTCCGGAACAGGAAGAACCACGCGCCGCCGAGCAGCAGCACACCAGCGCCGCCGATGATGATCGCTTTCTTGACCAGGGCCGGCATGCGGTACTTGATCGTGTGATCGCTATTCGCCGACACGTAGAGCTTGCCGGCGGTCTCGATGGGAAACCGAAACGTCTCGGTGTCCGCTTTCGAGCGACCACGCGGGCTGCGCGGGTCTTCCATGATTTCGTCGGTACGGTACAGCTTCGACGACAGCTTGCCGGACTCGCGCAGCAAGTGTTCATGGCAGCCGACAAGATCCTTGATATGGCTATCGAGGTACTTAGGGTGCTGGGTCAACAGCACCATGCGCACACCTTCCTCGCCGCGCATTGTGTTCATCGCTTTGAGATAGTCCGGCGCGTAGCCAGAGCGGCGCTCACCAAACCACTTCTGCGCCTCATCGACAAACAGGATCGCGCCGGCCGGCAACTGCTGCCACTCGCGCGGGTCTTCCCAATCGATCACTCCGGACACCGTGAGGCCCTTGAACCCGGACTGATAGACCTTTTCGCCCTCTTTGACCGCCTCGGTCATCAACTGCACCGCGCGCAAGGTCTTGCCGCTCCCGAGGATGCCCGTCAGCAGCGACATGGCTGCGGTCTTGTAGATGCTCATGGGAGGTCATTCCGCTTGCGAAGGAAGAGGCGCTCAGTGCCCTTGAAACCGTAGGCACTGAGCAAGATGGAGACAGCTACGTCGATGCCGAGGGCATGCAGCCAGCCGGCAATGTTGCCGGGCATCGATTGCCACTTGACCAAAGCCCAATCGAGGAGCGGTTGCAGAATTAGGGCGTAGCTGCCAAACCCGACGCCGAGGCCGATAAACGTCTTGGTCACCCAGCGCGCCGCCTTGGTGATGATGATCTTCGACAACCAGACGCCGAGGCCATCCGTGAATAGGCTCATCCGTTCCCCCTCATGATGCCGATCGCTGCAAGCGAGGCGGCCGCGATAATCAACACGCGCAGAATGGGCAAGAAATCCAGCACCTGCTGCGGAATCTTGAAGCTCACCCCTTCCACATCAAAGTCATAGCCCAGGGTGCCGGCACCATAGGTCACAAGACCCTCATTGAGCGATGCGCCAGGACCATCATCGCGGATGAGGATCGAGCCTTGCCCATCGTCACCGTCGCCCTGCCCCGCCTCACCCTCAATACCCTTGCGGATCGCCTCACCGTCGCAACGTGCACGCCACTGCTGCAGCAGTTGGGCGTATGCCTCCGCTTTGCAGCTTGACCCGGCACACACGGGCACATCGCCAGCATCGCACCCATCACCCTTGGTCACTTCGTTGTGCGTGGTGTTGCACTGGTTTTTCCAAGTGAATTTGAGGTGCAGGCACTTGAGCGTGTCACCGGTGCAAGTCGGTGGCGTCGTGCAGTTGCCGCTATCGGACGCGCTATCACCGTCGCCGTCGTCGTCACCGTCTTTGGTGCCCTTGCCCGGCGCTCCGTTACCGGACGTGTTGCCGCTGCCGTCTACCGTGTTGTCGCCGGTGCCGTTCTTCGCGGTCCCAGCGGGCACCGATTGATAGTTGGTGACGTTGTACGTAATGCACGTGGTTCCAAGGCAAACGGTCTGCTGATGACCCTGAGTGCGCTGCCAATCCTTATCAGGGATGCTCACATCGGGCGGCGTCACCGCGTCGCCCTTTTTTGACTTCACCTGAGCATCCACGCCGTCAACTTTCTTACCGACCTCCGTTGGCGTCCAGCAGAACGTTTTGCCGGTGGACGACGTCGTACAGTGATCGCCATTGGACGCGAGACATGCCGTCATGCCACCGCCGAGCGCGGTGCACTCAGGCTGTTTAGGCTTGGTCGCATCCTGCTGCTTTTGAGCGCTATCAGCGTTCGAAATCGGCGCGTTGGCGTCGATGACCTGCGGAGAGCACACCTGACCGCTGTACGTACGATTGCGCATGCCGTAAGCAGTCACTGACCCAACCGTTTGGGTGATCGCCTCGCCCTGCACCTGACACCCGGAGATGCACGTGGGCGCAGGGGTGTACCACATCTTCGCATCGGCAAGCGCCGCAGCGTTACGCGCGGTGCATGTCTTGCCCACAGGCACCTTGCGAGACGCCAGCACGCCAGATGAGCCGCAATTTCCGCCAGTCATGCGGACAAATATTTCGCCGCTGCCGACGCCGGTAGGCGCATTGATGATACAGGTGTCGTAATAGCCCTTAGCGCCAGCCTTAGACCAGGCCATATAGCTGTAGAGCGCTGAGACCGCCTCACCTTCATCACCGCAGTAATACGCGGTGTTGGACTTGTCAAAGCAATGGCTGAAATCAATCTCCTGCGCACGCGCGGACTGCGAGCAAAGCTGCAACCCGAGCGCGAAAATGCCCGCCACCGCGAGATACGCGAAGCGGCGAACGACTGCACGCGCAAAGTAACGTGCGACCCAGCGCATCACACCCTCGCCGCAACAGAACTGAGGATGATCCACCACAGCAACATGATCGTGCCTTCCATCGAGATTCCCCTAGAAAAAGGGGCGGTCGCCCGCCCCTACTGAATCAATCGTGACGCATCACGATTACTTGCGGCCGATCAGGCCGGCCGCACGCAGACCCCACACCGCAGCCGCGAAGGCCAGGATGATGACCAGCGCATAGCCGGAGTACGTGGCGACCTTGGTGACGATGCTGCTGGGGTCGAACGCCGCCGCGTCCTGGGCCATCGCGAAGGCCGGGACCAAGCCGAACGCACCGACCATACCGACGGCGCGGTTGCGGAACGAACGGGCGGCGGCCTTGGCGCGGATCAGAGCGGTTTCACGGGTGTTCTTGTTCATCGAATCTCTCTCTCTTCTGGTGGGAAAAGCAGGCGTTTTGCGACTGCGATCGTCATCACCGAGGTGAAGATGGCCGCGCCCACTTCGTTTGCCTGCGCAACGGTGGGCAGCATGTCCACCCAACTGGACTGGTCCAGCCAAGCGGTTTGGGTGCACGTGCCGTCCTGCGCCGGCACTGGATCAATGCAGGTCAGGACGCGTGCCATGGGTTACGCCGCCGCGCGAGCGACGGTCTTGGCGCGGAGCTTGGTGAACTTGTCCAGGCTCAGGACGCCCTTATTCACCTGGCCCATGGACTCGACGTCCAACTCGTACTCGCCAGCCGCATAGCCGGCCTGACCGTCCTCCAGGCGCACGTCGAACGGGTACGCGAAGCCGGCCATCTCGATCTTGGCCTTCTGCTTACGCGTGGTGAATTCGCGCTGCTGGCCGCTGTCATCTTTGAAACTGCCCTTGCGCTCGATGACTTCCGCGTTCAGCACGGTGACTTTGATTCCGCTCATTGCTCTAACTCCGGTTGATGCCCGCGATTTCGGGCCATAGCTCTGCTGCTTGACCCGTTGCCCACGCCGGCAGCTTGTTCGACGTGCAGGTATGAATCACGGCGTGCAGCGCCTCGGGCGTCTTGCAGTGCCGCGCAATGAAATTGAGCGTCGCGCCGTACTGGCGCTTGAGGTGGCGGCGGGCGCTTTTCCACGTCGCTTCGACTGCCGCTTTCGTGATATCGATCTGTGACGCCACGCAGTGCAGGAACCGCAGCACCGGGTAGGCGCCGAGCAGATAGCCAGCGGGATCGCGCAACAGATCAAGCGGCAGTTCCTTGCGGTTGGAGGCTCGGAACTGCGCTTCGTAGCGCACCCACTCAGAATGCCTGTCGCCCTGCTCCCTGCCCTTCTCATAGACGCGCAACTGCTGCTCGGACTTCTTGCCGCCGACGTAAAACGTCTTGCCGTCGCCGCTGTCGTAGTCGTCCACTAGCTGCGCTTTCGGATGCTGGCCGCGACGGTCGAATTCACCATCGGCGTACCACTGTTGCGCGAGCCTCAGCGGGTACTTGCCGAGCAGATCATCTGCAGCAACGTCCACCCGCGTGAGTCGTCCCGCGCAGCTTTCGAGCTTCGCTCGAAGCTCCAGCCACCGCTGCGCATGGCCGCAGCGCGCTGCGCTCAATGTCTTGCACCCGACGCCGGTCAACTCGATGCGGGCGGTGTACGTGCCATCGGAACGGCGGCAGTTCTCACCACCGAGTTCGACCAGGCCAACGTGCTTGCCATCGGCATCGAGCACGCGCACACGCCAGAGGTAGAACTGCCCTCCCCTCGCCTGCTGATCCAGTTCCAGGCCCAGGCCCGCGAAGAACCAGCAAAACACCTGCAAGGCGGCGATGCGCGCGTTCTCCGCGCTGGCGTCGATCCAGGCGCGGACCTCATCGGCCGCGTCGCGGTCGAGGAACCCGATATCGCGCAGGACCGCGAACAGATCGACCGAGGCGGAAAACCAGTCAATGCCCACGCTGAGGGTGCCATCGGCGTTCCTGAATTCACTGACTCCCCTGTTAGACGAGGGGAGTCCCGCCGGCACTGCGGACCCGTCAGCCATGCTTGCCACCCATGAAATCCGAATGGCTCCACATGCCCGGCAACTCGCAGTCGGAAACCTGAGCTGGCGCGGCGGCCCACTGCGCTTCCAGGGCGCACACAGCGCGCTCTAGCTCGGCGTCGCGGCGAGCCTGACGCTTGGCTTCCTCGACCATGACGAAGGCGCGGTACTCGGCATGGGCGCGGTGAATGCGCCTATCGCGATGCCAGCAGACAACCCCAATCACGCCGATCAGGGCGACAGTGGCGCACGCGGTGAACGAGGCGACGAAGTCGAGCAACACGGACGTGTCCATCAGCCAGCCTCGCCGAGGCGGAACAGCTCATAGCGGCGCTCGATGGCCTGGTCGAGCTGGTGCACCAACCGGAAGTCGGCGCGGCGACGTGCGACAGCACGCGCGCGGAACAGCTTGCATAGCGGCATCGCCGCCAAGCGCTCGATATCGTGATGCGTCATAGAAGCCCCTACCCCCTGCGCCCCGTAGAACCCGCCGGCGGACAGGGGGGCCGGCCGGCGGGTGTCCCGTGCTTACGGGACAGCGCACATGTAACCTGATTGCGGGACAACCTGTCAACTAGGCACGGGACATGAGCATCGTAGCGACCCTGATCGACAAAGCGCGGCAACGCGGAAACATCGCGTCAGACAGCGCGCTGGCAACACTCTTCGGGGTGCAACGGCAAGCGGTATCGAAGTGGCGTAACGGGGATGCATACCCCGACGAGGACCACATCGCAGAGATGGCAGTGATGGCCGGAGACGACCCGGCGCAGTGGCTTGTGGCTATAAGGGCGGTGCGCAGCGAAGGCACCGCAGGCAAGTACTGGGCGGCGCTGGCTAAGCGATTGGCTGCGACCGCAATGACCCTAGCGCTAGGGGTGTCGTTCGCCCTTCCTGCGCGCGCTCAGGACGCCATGGCGGCGTTTGACGGGTCGCATCCTATACATTATGCGAAATAGCGTACAGGGCGGCGCGGGTCCGGGCGCGCTGGGTCTGGCTATGGATCAAGTGATTGCCGCGGAGGAAATGCCCCCGTTCCAGCAGACATACACCCCATTCGCCGCGGAAACTCGCCCCACATTTCGCGGAACCCCGGACAAGTCGCCCCAGCGTTGATGGAACGACGGAAAAACCGCCCCGGAGTTGACCAGCACTCCAATGCTTTGCCCACGCACTCAATGGTGATCTTCATCAGCGAGCATCTATCGCTTCGCGGCGGCTTCGATCGCAGCGTGTGCCCGCGCCATCACTTGGTCGTGCGGAATCGTCGGCCGCGTGTCGGCCACGGCGCGCTCGATCTTCGCCCGGAACCACCGGTCGTAGTCCTCGGCGGCTTCGGTGGACTCAAATTCGGAAACACGGGGATCGAGCTTGGCCATGCCTACTCCAAGATGGAACGATCGAAACGCTGCCCCCGATTCGCCAAGATGGCATACCGATGGCGGCGGTTGCGAGTGCAATGACCTCCTTGCGGCTAGATCGGCCTGGTGTTCCCAGACCTTAGGAGAAGTCACTGCGGCCTTGTTGGCAGCTCTCGAAGGCTTGCTCGATCTCAGTATCAGTGGGATCTCGGTAGATCGAGCCACTGGGCTGTTGCAATCGATGAGTGACACGGTACCAGCCCCGAAAATCGTCGAAGGAAAAGACGAAGCCTGACTTGGCAACAATGTCCTCTGGAGAAAGCACAGGTTCGTCCTTTAGCCTTTTCACCACGCCGGCGGCAGCATCCGCTGCCGCGATTGCTGTGCCCTCGCCTCCATCAACAAAATGGAGGGAAAACCTTACCGCCCATACTTGAGGCACAGCCTGAGACAACAGCCATGATCGGTATTGCGGATCTAGGTAGTCTGCGAGGTCATTCATGCCGCTTCTCTCTCCACACGGTTCTGCTTGCGATGGTTAGCTAGGGTGTGCATTCACACGTGCCATAGCATCAACGCCCCATGCGGGGCATGGCACGCGACCGGTAGCGATATGCCATGCCACTCGCAGTGCCTCCGCATCTACCAAGGCATGGTGTCGTCTGGACCGAACTGCAGGATGAGCCTCAAAGTAGGCTTCCACCAATGTCGCCGTCGGCCTGTCGTGAATGATCTGCACATCCACTGGCCGAGGTGTCGGGCCGCACGCAGAGACTTGGGTATCGGGTAGATCGAAGCCCGCGAGCACGTAGTGGAGAAGCTGGAGATCGTTGGCGTAGTCCGCAAAGATCATTGGAGTACTTGCGGAGTTGAGAAAACCGCGTAAGCGCTTGGTCATTGCTTGATCCGTCAGGACCGACTTGTCCCGATCCAGCAGTGGATACACGACGCTTCGAACGAAGTCAGTCGGACATGCCGGCAAGATCTCTCGCTCGGCGTAGAGGTAGTCAATGCCGTTCTCCGCCACCAGGGCGATGCTGACGAGCTCAGAGCCTAGAGTGTCGGCCCACTCGGTATCTAGAAAAAAGCGCAT